ACCCTCCGAACCCCCACGAGAAGGCAGATCCGATGACCACCACACACACCCCCAGAAGCCAGCCAGCGGTGGCATGCAAGGACTGCCTCGCCGAAGGGATCACCACCGCCCGCCCCCTCGCGAAACGCGCCGACGGTGGCCTGCAACCCGGCCCCCGCTGCGCCACGCACCACCGCGAGAAGCGCAAGGCCGGCCGACGCCGCAACGCCGAACGCCGCGACGCCAACACCTACGGCCTCGCACCCGCCACCGACGACACCCCCAGCGAGTACGACCAGATCCTCGAATACCAAGGCGGCTGCTGCGCCATCTGCGGCCCACGCGCCCGAGGCATCACACGGCGGCTCAGCGTCGACCACGACCACAAGACCGGCGCCGTCCGCGGCCTCCTCTGCGACCAGTGCAACCGCATCGTCATCGGCCGCTACAACCCGACCCAGCTCGGCCGCGCCATCGCCTACCTCGCCCAGCCGCCCGCGCCCCGCGCCCTCGGCCGCACCGTCACCGTCCCCACGAAGGAGAACCAATGAGCACCAGACGCGCTCGCACACCCGAGAACTTCCCGAAGATGAAGCACCGCGCCCGCAAGCGCACCGGATACAGCCGCCCCCGATGGTCCGGACTCGTGGCCGGCGCGCCCCTGGTGATCACCGACGGCCCGACGGTTCGCCTGTTCGACAGCGACTGGAACCTCGTCGCGACCGCCCGCACGCACGCGGAGCGCCGCCAGCTCTGGCGCGACCTCACCAGCGGAGCCGACCGATGATCGCCAAACACCCCGGCCGCTGCATCGCCTGCGCCGACCCCATCAAGCCCGGCGACCACATCGACCTCATCGACACCGTCACCCTGAACCGCTGGCCCGACGAGATGGTCAAGACCAAGACCCGATGGCGCCACACCGCCTGCAGCCGAGGACACACCGACTTCGACCTCCGCGTCTACGACGAGGCCGTCCTCGACGACCCCGCCGACCACGGCACCCTCTGCCCCGAATGCTTCACCTACCACCGAGGAGAGTGCGCCTAATGTCCGCCGCAGCCGACGACATGACCCTCACCAACGCCGAACGCGACAAGCTCCGAACCGAACTCGACGCCCTCATCGAATGGATCGCCTACGCCCTCGACGACACCGTCACCCGGCAGACCGTCCACCCCACCGGCCCGAAGACCCGCCGCGCCAAACGAGGCAGCACCGAAGAAGACACCCCGCTGCCGTTCCACCCGCCCGCCGCCGAAATCGCCTGGGAACTCGCGAACACCCTCAACGCGTGGATCACGCACATCACGACCGCGCGCACCCTCACGCACCCCGGGCGCCTCGGCATCATCCCCGCCGCCAAGTACCTCCGCACGAACCGGTACCTCAACGGCCTCGCCCTCACCCCCGAAGGGCCACAAGGCTTCGACGAAATCTGCCACGCCATCCACCGCGCCGCCCGCGCCGTCGACCGCCCACCCATGCCCAGCTACGCCGGCCCCTGCCCCATCTGCAAGGCCGACCTCTGGGCCCGCCCCGACGAGACCAAGCTCGTCTGCCGCGCCTGCGACGACGTCGTCACCACCCGCACCGACAACGACGAACGCATCGCCTCCGAACTCGCCGACCGCCTGTTCACCGCAACCGAACTCGTCCGCATCGTCGAGGCACGCCTCGGCCAACGCATCACCAGCAAGACGATCCACAACCTCGCCCGGCACCGCATCACCGACCGAGGACGCTCCCGCGAAGGCGACAAGCTCTACCGCTGCGGCGACGTCCTCGACGCCCTGATCGCCCAACAGGACCACCCGAAACCACGACGCGCCCAACATGCTTGACATGCACTGAGACAGCCACGTGATAGGCTCGCGCCGTCGGCGTGAGGTGGGATGGACCACGCCAACGAAACCCCGGGACGCGAACACAGCGCCCGGGGTTTCGTCGCACCAGGACGTCACCGCGCGAAACTGACGCGCCAAAGCACCCAACCCCAAGGGGCCACACGCACCCGGACGGGCACTAGGCAGCTGCGCCCCCAGGACACCGGCGACATCCCACCTCGCCCGACACGGAGACACCATGAAGTCCACGACCGCACGCGGACTCGGCTGGACCCACCAACAGAACCGCCGCAACCTCCTCGCCAAGCACATCGACGGCACACCATGCTGGTGGTGCAACCGCCCCATGTACCGCGAGCCCGCCCAGAACTTCGACAGCGCAGGACTCGAAGCCGACCACAGCGTCGCCCGCGCCCACGGCGGACACCACGCCGACCGAATGCTGCACCGCCAATGCAACCGCGAACGCGGAGACGGCACCCGCGACGACCAGCGCCCAGCCATCACAGGCACCGACCAGACCACACACCAACCCCCCGAAGCCAGCGCACTCGCCCCCCGCCACATGCCCTGGCCCTGGTGACCCACCCCACCCCGCCCCGAAAAATCGGACACCCCCCTCAAGCCTGACTGCTCCGGTAGTCAGGGATTTTTTTGAGGGGAGACCAGCGCGGGAGTGCGGATTTCGGCCGCTACCTGCGGGTTTCGCCCCGCGAACGGCACATTTCGGGGCGGATTGTCCCAGGAGGTACACCGTGCTGATCGTCGACAGTTTCGGCCCCGGTGGCACCACCCTGTGGGCGGAGCTGCACCGCGACGACGACCCCGCCGACGTGGCTGTCCTTGTGCAGGAAGCGTGCCGGGTCGCCGACCGGCTCGACTGGCTGAACGCCGCGATCGCCAGCGACGGGGTGTTCCACCTCGTCGAGCGGCGCGACGACGTCGTCGAGCTCCGCGTCGACAACGCGTTGCAGGAGGCGCGGCAGCAGGCCGGCGCTCTGCAGCGGCTCCTCGCCGATATCGCGAAGCGCCGCACCGTCGAAGCTGAGGAACCCGAGGATGATCCCCTCGACGATCTCTGATTTCGACGTCGACGCGGCGTTCGAGGAGATCATCGCCGCGGAGTGGCCGCGGCTCGAGGGTCGGCAGACCCCGAACTCGCTCGTGTTCACGCCCGGGATCACCGGGCTGGGCGCGAAGGCGTGCGAGCTCGGCCGCCGGTCCGCCTCGCGGATCAACCCGATGCCGTTCCAGGCCTGGTCGCTTGACCAGATCATGGCGAAGGACGGCGACGGGAAGTGGACGCACCCCGAGTGCTGCCTGATCATCCCGCGGCAGAACGGGAAGTCGCTCGCGCTGATGCTGCGGGTGCTGTACGGCCTGTTCAAGCTCGGCGAGCGAATCGTGTTCTCGGCGCACCAGTGGGAGACCGCGAAGGCGCTCTGGAAACGCACCTGGTCGGTGGTCAAGACGACGCCATGGATGCGCAAGCACGTCGAGTCGCACACCTGCTCGCAGGGGCGCGGCACGATCGTCCTCGCCAGCGGCGCGGAGGTCGTGTTCACCACGCGATCGGCGAACGCCGGCCGCGGCCTGGACCGTGTCGACCTGGTCATCTACGACGAGGCGTACGACCTGACCGAAGCGGACATGGCGGCGCTGTCGCCCACCAAGATGGCCGCGGACGACCCGCAGACGATCTACACCTCGTCGGCGGTGAATCAGGACCAGCACCCGAACGGGCACGTGCTCGCCGCCGTCCGGCGCCGCGGGCTCGCCTGCGAAGAGGGGCTGTTCTTCGCGGAGTGGATGGCCCCGGAGGAGCTCGACCGCGCCGATCACGACACGTGGCGGTGGGCGAACCCCGCGTTCGGGGTGATCCAGACCGTGAAGAAGCTCGCCGCCGAGTACGTCGCGATGAGCACGGCGGCTGGCCGGAAGTCGTTCGACGTCGAGTACCTCGGCCGGGGCGACTGGCCGATCGACGCGGAGTACGCGCCGCCGGTCATCGACATGGAGCGGTTCGCCGCCCTGACGAACCCGGCACCCGAGCTCGTGGGGAGCGCGGTGGTCGCGCTCGCCCCGGGCCCGGACCACCGGCACGGGAAGACCGCGAAGGGCTCGGACCGGCGCCGCTGGGCGATCGTCGCGGCGCAGCACACCGCCGACGCGCGTGTGCACGGCGAAGTCGGTTCGTTCGCCGCGATGAACCACGACGAGGTGGTGCGGTACGTGTCCGCGGTCGTCTCGGACTGGGATCCGGCGGCTGTCGTGCTCGACGCCCGCCTCGGCGCGGTGCTCGCGCCGAAGCTGCGGGCCGCCGGCATCGAACCGGAGCTGCTGAACACCGCGGCCGTCGCGCAATCGGCGGACGCGCTGCTCGACGACATCGAGTCGGGCGCGTTCTCGCACTCCGGGCAGGACGTGCTCGCCGCGGCGGCCGCTGCGGCGCAGATCCGGACGCTCCCGCAGGGCGATTTCGTGTTCCAGACGCTCAACGACACCGTGCCGGTCGTCGCGATCGCTCTTGCGCACCAAGGGGTGCTGCGGTTCGCGTCGAAGCCGGCCGAGAAGCCTGCGGCCCCGTCGTCGGGGTTGTCGACGGGGCCGCTTTCCAGCTCTCAGGAGCTGGATGTCATGACCGCTGCGTTCTGAAAATCATTGGGAGGTGAGATATTTGGCCGATAAGGTGAAGCCCGCGAAGCCCGCGTTCCGTGAGAAGGGCGCCGTCGTCGCCGGTCAGGTGAACATGTTCTCCCAATGGGAGATGTTCGAGCAGGTCCCCGACTTGCAGTGGCCCGCGAGCGTGAAGATGTACACCCGCATGGAGCGCGAAGACTCGCGGGTGTCGTCTCTGCTGGCCGCGATCACCCTCCCGATCCGCCGCACGCAGTGGCGCATCGAGCAGGGCGCCGCCTCTCCCGAGGTGACCGCCCACGTCGCGCAGAATCTGGGCCTGCCGATCGTCGGAGCGGGCGACGAACCGCTGTCGACGCGCCGCCGAGGCCGGTTCTCGTGGCCGCAGCACCTCATGTGGGCGCTGTCGGTGCTGCAGTACGGGCACAGCGTGTTCGAGCAGGTCTACCGCACCGACACGGACGGCATGATCTGGCTCAAGACGCTCGCACCGCGCCCCCAGCGCACCATCTCGCAGTGGAACGTCGCCGAGGACGGCGGCCTGGTGTCGATTCAGCAGTGGGCGCCCGCCGCCGGGCAGCCGATGAGCTTCACGAAGGACGCCGGCAGCCCCTCCGAGATCCCCGTCGGCCGCCTGGTGGTCTACACCCGCGACATGGAGCCCGGGTTCTGGGTCGGGAAGTCGCTCCTGCGGCCCTCGTACAAGCACTGGCTCCTCAAGGACGAGCTGCTGCGCATCCAGGCCACCACGGCACGCCGCAACGGCATGGGCGTGCCCATCGCGACCGGCGCGCCGGGCTCGACGGACGCCGACATCGAGAAGCTCGCGAAGATGGCGCAGGGCTACCGCGGCGGCGAGCACGCGGGTGGCGCCCTGCCGAACGGTGCGGACCTGAAACTGCTGGGCGTGCAGGGCAACATGCCCGATCTCGGGCAGGCGATCAGCTACCACGACCAGATGATCGCGATCGCGGGGCTCGCGCACTTCCTGAACCTGTCCCAGGGCGGTTCGTACGCCCTCGCCAGCGTTCAGGCGGACATGTTCGTGCAGGCCGTGCAGACCTTCGCGGAATCCATCGCCGATGTCTTCAATCAGCACGTCATCGAGGACCTCGTCGACGTGAACTGGGGCGTCGACGAGCCCGCGCCGCGGCTGGTGTTCGACGCGATCGGCTCGCAGCAGGACGCCACCGCCGCCGCGCTGCAGGTGCTCGTGCAGGCCGGGATCCTCACGCCCGATGTGCTGATCGAGCAGACCATGCGGCAGCGGATGAACCTCCCGAGCTCGCCGGCCGCGGCCGCGCTGGGCGGGCAGGTCCTGCCGTCGGGGCCCGAGGACGATGACGGCACGGTGAACCTGTCCCGCGGCCGGAAGATCCACGCGCAGAAGCGCAAGCCCGCCGAACAGGGAGCGCTCTGGTGACCGTGCCCGCCATGCCGAAGCTGTCGAACGTCCCCGGCGTCGAGCTCGCCCGCACCGGTCAGTGGTCCGCGTCGACGGGCGTCTCGACCCTCACCCGCGACGACCTCGTGAACGCGGTGGCCGCCATGGACTGCCCCGCGGTGCGCGACCCGGTCATCAAGCTCGGCCACACCGACCCCCGCTTCGACGGCGAGCCCGCGTTCGGGCGGATCAAGAACCTCGCGGTGCGCAATGCGTGCTCGCTGGTCGGTGACCTCGCCGGGATGCCCGGCTGGCTCGGCCCGATCCTCGCGTCGGCGTACCCGTCGCGGTCGATCGAGGGCGAATGGAACCACAAATGCGCTGTCGGACACGTGCATCCGTTCGTCATCACCGGTCTGGCGTTGCTCGGCATCACCGAGCCCGCGATCGGATCGCTCGCCCCGCTCGACGACATCGCCGCGATGTGGTCGAGCGACTACCAGCCCGCCATGCCTGGCGGCATCGAGATGAAGGGAGCCGGCATGGCCTCGAAGACCATCGCCGCGGCCGCGACCGTCGAGGACATCCGGCGCGCGTACTACGACCGCGAGCAGAACTACGCCCTCTGGATCGAGGAGATCCAGCTCGCGCCGCTGCAGCTGATCGTCGTCAACGACGACGACGGGACCCGCGCACGGATCGCGGTGACCGTCGACCCCGAGCAGGACGGCGACGCGGCGATCACGTTCGGCGACCCCGTCCCGGTGGTCGTCCGCTACGACGACGTCGCCGCCCCGGCGGACGACGAAGGCGGCCAGACCCTGGCCGCCTCGAAGCTTCGGTTCGCGTCGCGGACTGAATCCCGGCCCGCAGCGCGGGCCACGACAGAAGGAGAAACCATGGCGAAGCGAATTGCTGCCGCCGAGGCTTCCGGCGACGCGACCAGCGGCGGCGGGGGTCTGACCGACGACCAGAAGGCGAAGCTCCGCGAGATCCTCGGCCTCACGGAGGACGCCGACGACGCGACGTTCGCCGCCGCGCTCGAGGCCCTCGTCTCCAAGGCGAAGGCCGACACCGGCGACAAGCCCGCGGAGGAGGAGAAGCCCGCGGAGGAGGAGAAGCCCGCCGCCCCGGCACCGCCCGAGGAGGACAAGAACAAGGTCGCCGCCGCGGCCGCCGGCACGGCGCCGAAGACGGTCACCGTCGACGCCGAGCAGTGGGACCAGGTCCAGCAGTTCATGGCGTCCGCCCGCAAGCGCGACGAGGCCGAGCAGGCCAAGCGCGCCGACGACATGGTCGACGCCGCGTTCTCGCTCGGCAAGATCGGCCGCAACTCGGTCGCCGCCTACAAGGTGCTCGCCCGCAAGGATTTCGAGGGCACCAAGAGCGCCCTCGACACCCTCGCCGCATCGTCGGCGTTCCCCGTCGGCGAGATCGGCCATTCGGCCGCCGTCGCCGACTCCACCGATGACGTCCGCTCGGACGCCAAGTTCAAGAACTGGGAGGTCTGACCATGCCCGGAATCGTGCAGGTCACGCAGGGCGGGCCGAAGTCGTTCAAGCCCGCCGCCACGAAGAAGGTCTTCGGTGGTCAGCTCGTCGAGCTGACCGACGCCGGCCGCATCCAGCCCGCCGCCGCGGCGAGCGTCCGCACCGTCGGCGTCGCGCTGACCGACGGCATCGCGCCCGAGGACGTCAACACCGACGTCACCCTCGACGGGATGTCGCGGCCGGTGCTCACCGCCGTGCCGGTGCCGACCGTCGTCGCCGTCGCCTACGGCGGGACCGAGGTCAACGTCACCGCCGCGGCGGCCGTCAAGCCCGGCGAGCGCGTCAAGGCCGCGGCGAACGGTCAGGTGACCGTGGCCGCGGCGGGCGACCCCGCCGACCAGATCGTCGGTGTGTGCACCGACCCGAACGGGATCGCGGCCGGCAAGACCGGCCTCGTCCGCATCAACTGAGGAAGGAGTTCCGAAAATGGCTGTACAGACGATTACTTCGGTCAGCGACGGCGGGCGGCTCACGGTCTCCGACCTGGTCAAGAACCCCCTGTTCATCCCGACGAAGCTGCTCGAGATGATCGACGGGATGTTCGCCGCGGAGAAGGTGTTCCGCAACGCGGGCGCCAACCCGTCCGGCGTCGTGGTCTACCGCGAGGGCGACCCCCTGTTCCTCGAGCAGGACATCCAGGATGTCGCCGAGTTCGGCGAGATCCCCGTCGGTAACGCGCTGCTTGGCACGCCGCGCGTCGCGTTCGCCGTGAAGAAGGCTCTCGGCGTCCGCGTCTCGAAGGAGATGATCGACGAGAACAACATCGACGCCGTCAACCGGCAGATGACCGCGCTCCGCAACACCATGGTCCGCGGCAACGACCGCGCGTTCCGTGCGCTCGCGCAGGATCCGTCGATTCCGTCGACCGCCGTCGCGGCCGCGTGGGACGGCACCGGCAAGCCCCGCGGCGACGTCATGCGCGCCATCGAGGCGATCGCGGCGGCCGAGCCCGACAACCTGCCCGACTCGCAGGACGATTCGTCGCTCGGGTTCGAGGCGAACACGCTGGTGATGCATCCGTCGATGTTCATCGCGCTCGCGGAGAACACGAACTACGTCGAGGTGTACAACGGCAACGTCGCGGGTGAGAACCCGATGCTCACCGGCGCTCTGCCTGCGAACATCTTCGGGCTCAACGTCGTCACGACGCGCACGTGGCCCCTCGACCGGGTCCTCGTGTGCGAGCAGGGCACCCTCGGGTTCTACAGCGACACGCGTGCGCTGCAGTTCACCGCCCTGTACCCCGAGGGCGGCGGCCCGAACGGCGGCCCGCGTGAGACGTGGCGCTCGGACGCGTCGCAGAAGCGCGCGATGGGCATCGACCAGCCGAAGGCCGGTATGTGGCTGACGGGCCTTACGTCGTGACCTCGTTCCAGCTGCTGACGCACGCGAACCGGAACGAGAACGGTCGCGTCGTCCGGTATGCCCCGGGCGACGTGATCGACGTCGACGGTGACGCCGAGGTCGATCGGCTCGTGCGTGCGGGTGCGATCTCGCTCGACGTCCCACAGCGCGCCGACGAGGAGCTCGAGGACGGCCCCGAGGCACCCCAGGAGGGCGCCGAGGGGGACGACGCCGAGGACTCCGAGGAGGAGCCCGAGGACGGCGACGAGCCCGCCCGGCCCCGCAAGGCCGGACCCCGGGACGCCTGGATCGAGTACGCCGTCGCAACGGGCATGGATCGTGAGCGCGCCGAGACGCTCACCAAGCCCGAGCTGATCGCCGAGGTCGGCGAGTAGCGATGGCGGCATTCGCCACCGTCGACGAGCTGGCCGCCGCCTGGCGGCCGCTCACGACCGCGGAGCGCGTCGCGGCCGAGTCGCATCTCGACTCGGTCGCGGCGCTCATCCGTGCCCAATTCAGCACCCGCCTGGGCCTCGACGACGTCCCCGAGGACCGCCTCGCCGCCGCGAAGGCCGTGTCGATCGAGATCGTCAAGACCGCCATCGCGACCGGAATGTGGCCCGGCCACACGCAGTACGGGCGCACCCTCGGCGCACGGTCGAAGTCCGGCACCCTCGCCGTCCCCGGCGGCACCCTCGCTCTCACCGAGTGGCAACAGCAGCTCCTCGGGCTGCCCGTGAACCCCGCCCCGCAGTGGAACTTCCCCGAAGGCGACTACTGATGCTGGGCACCGAGACCGTCACGTTCACCCGAACGGGAGGCGTCGACGACGACGGGTACCCGCTGCCCGCGACCACGTGGGAAGTCGACGACTGCGACATCCAGTCCGGCAGCGGAACCGAGACGCTCGGCACCGACCGCAGCGCAGCCGCGCAGCAGGTGTCGGTGTTCGTGCCCGCCCCGGCGCCGGCCATCGAGCACGGGGACACCCTCGCGTTCCGCGGCCTGTCCGGGTGGCGCATCGTCGGCGACCCCGTCGAGTGGATCGACGAGGACCCCGAACTGTCCGGCTGGTCCCTGATCGTCACGCGCGGGGAGGGCTGACCGGTGACCGTCCGCATCCAGATCGACCCGATGCCCGCGATCCGCGAGTGGCTCCGCGGGCAGATGCCCGGCCCGTGGATCCGCGACAGCCTCCCCACGAACTGGAACCCCACCACCGGCCCGGCCGGCCTCATCATCTCCGACGACGGCGGCCCCGCCGAGTACCCGGTGCGCACGAAGCACACCGTGCGGATCACCGCGTGGGGCAACGACAAGCCGACGGTGCGCGCCCTCGCCGCCGAAGCGGCCGGGCGGCTCGTCGCTGGCCGCCCGCCCGGCATCGTGCACACGTCCAAGTCCGCGGGCGCCGTCCTCGACGCCCGCGACCCCGGCACCGGCGCGCACCTCGCGTCCGTGCTCATCACCTCGCAAGCCCGGATGAAGGACCTGCCCTGATGGCCGATCCGAAGTTCAAGCTTGACCGCGCGGGCGGCGCGGAGGTCCTCAAGGAGCTCGCCGCCGCGCACGTCAACGAGCTCGCGCGCCAGATCGCCGCCGCGGCAGGCGCAGACGCCGAGGTCGAAACGTACTCCACGGACCGCGCCGCGGCCTCCGTGGGAGTACCCGCTCACCGGCAGGCGACCGACGGCGTTCTCAGCCGCGCGGCCGCGGCGGCGGGCGTCGAGGTCCGGCTCAAGTAGCCCGACCTCCCTGTTGTTGTTCCGGCTCCAACCCGTCCGGGTGGCGCCATCACATTCCCCTTGAAGGAGGGAAATCCCATGGCAGAAGTCAATGCCGACGCCACTCTGATCCCCGACAAGGCCGAGGTGTGGCTGCAGCTCGCCACGGCCGGCACGAACCTCGACCCCGCGAAGATCCCCGAGACGGTCGACGCCGATCTCGAGGCGCTCGGGTGGGAGTTCTCGGGCCTGATCGACGAGAAGAAGGGCATCCCCCTGAACCCGTCGATCGAGGTCAAGGAGTACAACGCGTTCGGTCACCCCCGGTTCCGCGTCAAGCTCAAGAACGGCAAGCTCGAGTCCGGGTTCACCGTCCTCGAGACCAACGCCGTCACGAAGAAGATCGTGCTGCCCGGGTCGGCCGCGAACAAGATCGGCGCTCCCCGGAACGTGCAGATTTTCGTGCTGTACCGGTTCCTCGACGAGGACGCTGCTGAGGGCTCCCGCTGCTGGGTGTCCCTGACCAAGGCCCCGGTCGAGACGAAGAGCCACGGCGGCATCATCGAGGGCGAGCTGTCGTTCGCGGAGATGGTGGTGCACCACACCACGGACGCGGCCGGCGACGTGTTCGAGGTCGTCGACGCCTCGGCGGACGACGTCGAGAAGACGTTCACCATCGACGCGGCCGTCACCGAGTACACCGTGACGGCCGGCGCCGACACCACCGCGGCGATCACCACGAAGACCGCGTCGGCGCTGCAGTCCGCGCTCCGCGCGCTCGCGTCGGTCCAGGCGCTCCCCACCCCGGGCGTGTCCGTGACCGGCACCACCGGCGGGCCGCTGGTCGCGACGTTCACCGCGCCGATCACCCCGGTCACGGCGACCGGCACAGGCGGCACCGTCACCGTCGCCTGACCCCAGATCGTCGGTCCCGCGCCGTATGTTCCTCCCTCGGCGCGGCGCGGGACCGGCTCCCAACATCAACACCCTGCCGAGGGAAATGCCAAGGGAGGCAATACATCATGACCACCACCGCTACGCCCCGGCCCCGCAAGCGCGCTGTCCCCGCGACGGCACCGAAGCCGCAGGACCGCAAGACGAAGGCCGAGGCCGCCCGCGAAGCCGACGCCACCGACGGGTTCGTGACCGTCGAGCACTGCGGCGTCACGCTGCGCGTCCCCGTCCGCGGCAAGGTCCCCATGACGGCAATCGTCGCGTTCCGCAACGGCGACGAGATCGAGGGCACCCGGATCCTGCTGGGCGACAAGCAGTGGGAGGCGTTCCTCGCCGCGAAGCCGCTCGTCGACGACTTCAACGAGCTCGGCAGCAAGATCCAGGAGGCCGCGGGAAACTAATCGGCCTCTCGTACGTGCTCGACGAGCACGGCGACGACATAGAGGCTGACCTGCTGCGTTTCTACCAAGTTGACCTGCTCGACTTCTACCGCGGCACGTTGTCGGCGCGCCGACTCGGCGTGCTGGTCAACGATCTCCGGAAGCGCCCCGACTCCTCGTTCGTCCGGGCGATCAACAACGGCAAGCCGGGCTGGACGGTCGGCGATCACCTGATCGCCGACCTCTGGCAGCTGCTCCTGCAGGTGCATTCCGATCCGAACCGCCCCGGGCCCGTGCCCGACCACCCGATCCGCGCCGAGATGGAAGCCCGCCAGCGCAACGCCGAGAAGGCAGCGCGCCGCACCGAGCTCACATCGCACTTCCGGCGGCTCAAGGACAAGTACTCGAGGAGGCGCTGAGTGACGAGCATCGGATACGCGACCCTGCAGATCATCCCGTCGCTCGACGGGGTGTCAGGAGCCGTGCAGAAGCAACTCGGGTTCCTCCCGCAGATGGGGAAGACCGCGGGCAAGGCTCTGGGCGACGGGCTCGCGTCCGGCGTGGACGATGCGGCGAAGCGGGTCGAGCAGGCCACCGCCAAGATCGAGGCGGCGAACAAGAAGGTCGAGGACTCCGCGGGCAAGGTCCGCGTCGCCGAGGCTCAGCTGCAGGCGCTGCGCGACAAGGGGATCACCGACGTCGGTCGCCTCGCCGCCGCGGAGGAGAAACTCGCGGCGGCGCAGCGCAACGCCGCGACGGCGACCAAGGCGCAGGAGACCGCATCGACGGGCCTCGAGCGCGCGCAGGAGAAGCTCGCCGCCGCCCGCACCTCGGCCGCGAACGGCGCGAAGCAAGAAGCCGAGTCGACCAGTCGGTTCGGCACCGCCATCGGGCAGATGGGGGAGAAGGCCGGCGGGGCGATCGGCAACCTCAAGAACCTCGCTGTCGCGGCCGCCGGCATCGGCTCGGCGATGGAGATCGCCACCAGCGCGATGGACTTCGAGAGCGCCACCGCGAAGATGAACGCGACGCTCGGCGCGACGGGAGGACTCGCCGAGGACTACGGCAAGAGCGCGGCCACCCTGTACGGCAAGGGCTTCGGCGATTCGATGGGCGACGTCACGAAGGCCGTCGAGGCGGTCGCTACGACGATGCCGGTGATCGGGTTCGAGGGCGAGGTGTCCCTCGACAAGGCCGCGGAACGCGCGATGAACCTCGCGAAGGTCTTCGACATCGACGTCGCCGAGGCCGTGCAGTCCTCCGAGCAGCTCATCACGAACGGGCTCGCGAAGGACTCCACGCAGGCGATGGACCTGCTCACCACGGCGATGCAGCGCGTCCCGGCGGCCATGCGCGGCGAGCTCCCCGAGATCCTCGGCGAGTACGGCAAGCACTTCCAGACGTTCGGGCTGTCCGGGCAGGCCGCGATGGGCCTGATCGTCGACATGGCCCCGCAGGGCAAGATCGCGCTCGACAAGACCGGCGACGCGATCAAGGAACTGTCGATCCGCGCGACCGACGGGTCGAAGCTCACCACCGACGCGTTCCAGGCGATCAAGGTCGACGGCGACAAGATGGCGAAGGCGATCGCGTCTGGCGGCCCCGGTGCGCAGGCCGCGATGCAGGACATCGCCAAGGGGCTCCTCACCATTCAGGACCCCGCGCAGCGGGCGCAGCAGGCGATCGCCCTGTTCGGTACCCCGCTCGAGGACCTCGGCGTCGACAAGATCCCGGACTTCCTCACCGCGCTCAGCGGCGCGGGCGGGTCTATGGCCGGGTTCGAGGGCGCCACGGACGAGCTCGGCCGGACTCTCAACGACACCGCGCAGTCGAAGCTCACGGCGTTCGGCCGCGGCATCCAGACCGGCATCGTCGAGGGCCTCGGCAGCGCGATCGGGTTCATCCAGGAGAACAAGCAGCTCCTCACCGACCTCGGCATCGCGGCCGGCATCACGGGCGGCGCGCTGCTGGTCATGGCCGGGCCCGCGGTCCTCAGCTCGATAAAGACCATGATCACCTCTACTCGCCTGTGGGCGGTGGCGCAGGGCGCACTCAATCTCGTCATGTCGCTCAACCCGTTGGGCGCCGTGGTGCTCGGCCTCACGGCGCTTGTCGCGGGCATCGTCGTGGCCTACCGCAACAGCGAGACCTTCCGCAATGTGGTTGCAGGAGCGTGGAATTGGATAAAGGACGCCGCAGCGGCGGTCGTCTCCTGGTTCACCGACACCGCGTGGCCGTTCCTGCAGTCCGTGTGGGACGGCATCGGCGCCGGCATCAACGGGCTCGTCTCGGTCGCCGGCACCGCGTGGGACATGTTCACCGCGCCCGCCCGAGCGATGGCCGAGTGGTTCACCGGCACCCTGCTCCCGTGGATCGACCGCACCTGGGAGAACTTCAAGACCGGGCTCCGCGTGATCGTCACCGTGGCGCAGGAGGTCTGGGACGGGATTAAGGAGAAGTTCAGCGGCATCGCCGATTTCGTCGGCTCGCTCCCCTCCAAAATCTCGGAGAAGGCCCGCGGCATGTGGGACGGGATTAAGGAGGCGTTTAAGAACGCCATCAACTGGATCATCCGCGCGTGGAACGGGATCGAGTTCAAGATCCCCGGGTTCAAGGTCGGGCCCGTCGGGTACGACGGGTTCACCCTCGGCGTGCCGGACATCCCCGAGTTCTTCAAGGGCGGGCACACCGGGCCCGGCGCGAAGTACGACGTCGCGGGCATCGTCCACGCCGACGAGTTCGTGCTGTCGAAGCGGGCCCGTGCGACGCTCGAGGGCACGAAGCCCGGCGGCCTCGACTTCATGAACAAGACCGGCCAGTGGCCGGGCTACGCCGAGGGCGGCAAGGTTGGGTACGGGCTCCCCGTCGGCACCTCGATCAGCTACGGCCAGTCGGACAAGTTCCCCGAGTGGGTCCGCGCGCTCGAGCAGCGTTTCGGCGTGAAGGCGTCGACGTACGCCGGCCACCAGGAGAAGGACGGGCACAACAAGGGGATCGACTGGTCCGGGCCGGTCGACGCGATGCAGAAGTTCGCCGAGTTCGCGGCGAACGCTGGCCTCGAGCAGGTCATCTGGCAGAACCCGACCACCGGCCAGAAGATCGGCGTCGCCGACGGCAAGCCGGTCGGGCCCGGCACCGACCAGCCCGGCTACTACCGCGACGACTTCGCGGGGCACACCGACCACGTGCACACCCGGCAGAGCTGGTCGTGGGGCGAGCCCCCAGCGGCACCCGCCCCGGCCCCTCAGCAGCCCGCTGCGGACGCCGCCGCGCAGGCCGCAGCCGATGACACCAAGAAGCCCGCCGACGACGCGAGCAAGACCGACAGCAAGGCGGACGACGACAAGAAGACGACGCCCACCCCAGCGGCGGCCGCGAGCTCGTCGAGCAGCAGCAGCGGCGGGAGCTACCCGACATCGATCTCCGGGTGGGCCGGGTTCATCGGCGAGCACTTCGTCGGCGGCCAGATCAAGTCGCTCCTGTCGGTGTTCGGGATCCCCGACTCGCCCGGGTGGATGAAGGGCGCCACGCAGCTCCTCGGCGGCATCAAGGTGTCCGACAAGGACGGCAAGTCGGTGTTCGACGGGTCGAACCCGCTCGGCGGGCTGAACGCCGCGATCGACGGCAAGCCGGCCACCCCGGCCAAGGACGCCGACGACAAGAAGACCCCGGCGAAGACCGACGACAAGGCCACCGTCATGCCGGGCGGTGCGCTCCCGATCCCCGGGCAGCAGCCCGCCGCGCCCGCGGCTGAGCCCGCGAAGCCCGCGGCGGTCGCTCAGGCACTCGTCGCCCCGGCAGCGGACTACAACGGTGGCACCCCAGAGATCCACAACGCGGTCTACAAGGCGTTCAAGGACGCCGGGTACGCCGACGGCCAGTGGGGCGACATGGTCAGCCTCATCAACAAGGAATCCTCGTGGAACCCCGAGGCGCGCAACCCGTCCTCGGACGCGTACGGGCTCGGCCAGTTCCTCACGCAGGGGAACATCGACAAGTACCTCGGCGGGAAGAACCGCGACGTACCGGTCGACGTCCAGTCCAAGGCGATCATGCAGTACGTCAAGGACCGGTACGGCGACCCCGCCGGGGCGCTCGCGTTCCACCAGAAGAACAACTGGTACGCCGAGGGCGGCCGCGTGAAGCCGTTCCTGTACGACGCGGGCGGCCTCCTCCCGCAGGGCCTCAACCTCGTCGAGAACCGGTCCGGCGGCCCTGAGCCGGTGCTCACGCAGGACTACTGGCGCACCGCGAAGACCGCGATCGACGTCGTGTCGTCGACCGTCAAGGGGCAGGCCGGCGGGCAGACCAAGCAGATCCCGCCGGTCGTCTACAACATCCAAGCCCGGGACACCGAGGACGCATTCATCCGATCCCAGCGGCAGGAGCGCGAGCGCGCCGCCGCCAAGCTGTCGAGGTTCTGAAATGCCAGTAGCGACAATTACACTCGAGTCGATCAAGGACGGCGTCGTCGTCGACACCGTCGTCGTGTCCGCCCCGGACACAGCGTTCATCGACGGCGACATCGTCCTCGACACCGACCCGAAGGGCGTGTACGACACCGACTTCACGGTGCGCACCCTCTCCGGGGCGTTCCAGCCCGGCGGCCGGATCGTCGGCGACGGGATCCCCATCCGCGAGATGGTCCTCCCGTTCTGGCTCACCCCGGCGTCGCGGCCGCGGTTCCAGCGTCTGTGGGGCACGCCGGGCAACTTCCGCAAGGTCCGGTACCACTACGACGGGCCGAGCGGCCGCCGCACCCTCACGCTGCGGCTCGCCAAGCAGATCGCGTACGAGACCGAGGACGGGTTCGACGCCGCCGTCGACGACGTCTACCACGCCGTCGTGTCCGCGATCGCCGTGAACCCGATGTTCGAGGGAGCCGAAGACGTCTCGTTCTGGGAGAACCCGAACGACCGGTTCCTCGTGTCGGTCACCGGCGCCGGCGGCACGTTCACCCTCACCTACAGCGGGCAGACAACTGCGGCGATCGCGTACAACGCGGCCGGGTCCGCGGTGAAGTCGGCGCTCGAGGCACTGTCCACCGTCGGCGCCGGCAACGTGACCGTGTCCGGCACCCCGGGGTTCTACATTGTGCAGTTCACCGCGCCGACCGGCGACACCCTCACCGGGGACGCGGCGAACCTCACCGGCACCGGCAAGAAGGTCGAGATTAAGGGCGCGTCGATCGGCTGGTTCGAGGTGTGGAACCCCACCGACCAGGACCTGTGGCTCGAGTGGGCACTCGACCCGGCGCTCGAGTGGCAGTTCCCCGACTTCGCGTTCGAGGGCGCGGAACGCAAGTACAACCGGCCCGTCGGGTCCGACTCGGCGCGGATGATCGTCACCCCCGAGCTCACGCAGCTGCTGTCGGTGATGGCCGACCCGTTCATGGACACCTACGTCAACGCGGACCTGTCCAACGCCGCCGGCCTGTTCAACGGTGTCGAGCCGGTCTACCCGGTGCCGCAGTACACCGGCACCGATGCGGCGCCGATCCTCATGCCCGTCATCTGCAACGGCCCCGCCGGGGCGAAGGCGACGCTGACGATGCGCCGGTTCTGGTCGGCCGAAAGCGGCTTGGAGCAGCCGTGACGGTCGCGACGTACGCCGAGCCGTACACCGGCACCGACCACGCCGAGTTCAAGGCGTGGGCTCGCGAGGTCCGCGACTACCGAATCGAGCGCGCCTTCGACCCGCCGAGTATCGAGCTCTACGACGGCGACTGGGTGTTCCGTGGCCGCGTGCACGGCGAGATCGCGGGCAGCGTCGGGCTGGTCGTCAACGACACCGGCCTCATCCAGCTGCGGCTGCCGATCGACCTCGAGGACCGGCGCGGCACGTGGGCCGCGTTCTGGGCCCTCGACGAGGACGCGCGCGGGACCAGCAACATCCACGTGATCGTCGAGATGGTGGGCGCCCGCCTCGGTGGCCGGGTGAAGCCGAAGAACGGCATCACCCTCGTGCAGGGGGAGAAGGGCGACGAGGTCGTCCTCGACTTCCTCGAAGACACCGAGGAACTGAAATACGTTCACACCGCCGGGAACCCGTTCCTGCCGATCAGTCTCATCCAGCAGCCGAAGGCGTGGATGCTGCTCGCGCAGGCCGACCACGGTCTGCTCCTCACGCTGGCCGCGAACATGCCCCGGCTGCAGCTGATGAACATCAGCCTCACCGACATCATGGCGCTGCTCGACCCCGACAACTGGACCGTCGGCGGGATCCTCGACCACCTCCTCGACGTGTGGCAGCAGTCGCAGATCGTCGTCATGCCGCGCAAGTTCGGCGACAGCGTCGCCCCGCTCGCCCTCACGATCGGCAGCATCAACACGTCGTGGTTCGACGTCGCCGCCCCGATCCTCGAAGACGCCGAGCTGCAGATCGTCACCCGCCGATTCAAGAACGGCGACCCCGAGCCGTGGCCGGGCGCCGGCACCAACTGGCGGCAGGGGACCCTGTTCGTTGGCCTCGAGGACCGGTCCGGGTTCCGCACCGGCACCTCGATCGGCGGGAACCTCCTCACCGGCCTCACCCGGTCGATCGCGGACGTGATGTCGAACCACGTCGAGGACAGCTACGACCTGTTCACCGGCGAGACGATCGACGAGACCGGCTACCGGCTCCCCGGGGGCCTTGGCACCATGCCCGCTCACCCGTATGTGGTGTACCGCGACGGCGACTGGACCGGCATCCAGTCGCTCGAGTTCTCCCGCGGCCCCGGCGGTCCCGCCCGGATCACCGTCGGCGGCCAGTCCATGCCAGGCGTTAACGAGCTCATCTCCGCGCTCGTGCAGTACGGCGGCGACGTCCTCGGCGACAACCTGTCCGCCGCGATCTCCGCGGGCGTCGGCTTCACCGTGTCGGTCGGTTCCCTCGGCGGTGCGCTCGACTCGTTCCTGAACCCGATCTACAAGGACAGCATCCTCGCGCACATGAGCGTGCCGCTGCTGCTCCGCGCGCACCGGCAGGGCTGGGGCCACTACCTCGAGACCACATCGACGAACGTCACGCAGGCATTCACCGCGGCCAGCGTCATGGACCTCCGGGCCCGCCGCCGCGAGACCGACCCCGACACCTCGTACACGCTCACCGTCGCGAACGCGTCGCCGTGGCTCATCGGCGACAACGGGTTCGGGCACTGGTGGCTCGGCCACCGTGTAGGCGGCACCAGTAAGTACCTCATGCCGCGGGTGTTCGTGCGTCGTAACCGGAAGCTCGACTTTGCCTGGGGCGACGGCAAGTCCCTCGAGATCCAGGCCCAGTTCGGCGACACCCGCACCCCGAAGGACGCCCTCGAGCGCATGACCGAGCTCGTCGCGAAGGCGATGAGCGGACTCCAAGAGATCGGACTGTGGTGATGACCCCTGACGACCTGACCAACGAGAGCATGTCCGCGCTCGCCGACAAGGTGATCGACGAGCAGGTCATCCCCAAGAAGATCCCCGCCGTCGACGACGTCGAGGGCCAGAAGACCGCGATCTCGGGTGCGCTCGCGTCGGCGCTGCTGACCGCCACCGACATGCCGCTGCACACCCTGCAGCCCGTCGTCGCCGACCTCGCCGCGCAGATGGTCGCGTTCGGGGTGCGGCAGACCGACCAGGTCGACCCGGCCGCCGTGCACGCCCCGGCGTGGCTCACCGACGGTGTCCGCAAGGAGGCGGTGAAGCTGCCCGACCCGCCGCAGCACACCGACGCCGAACCGTACGTGGCGCGCACCGCGGTCGCGCCGGCTCCGCCGAAGCGGATCAAGAGCGCCGCGCGGGCGGTGCGGCAGTGACCACCCCCGGCGGCGTGCCGAACCTCCCGCTCGGCGCGCTCACCCCGGAGAACATCGTGTCCCGCGTCGAGGACATGACCGGCGGCGCCATGCGCTCCCGTGCGGCGGAGCGGTTCCCCTCGATCATGGGCGGATCGTCCGGCGGTACACCGCTGTCGGACTTCACCCCGTTCGGGATCCTCACCCGCATCTGGGCCGAGTTCAACAGCGCCGTCGCCAACGCGGACCCCGCCGACATCAACGGCCCCGAGGACCTCCCCGAGCTGCTGCTCGAGTTCATCGAGAACCTGCCCGTGGTCGGCGAATTCGTCGGGCTCCTCGAGGCGATCCTCGGCACCTACGACGGCGACGACCCGACGCTGCTGCAGATCCAGGCCCTGTTCGGGTTCCTCCGCTCCGACGGCATGATCGACGCGTCGAAGCTGTTCGGGGAGCTCCCCGCCGTCATGCTGCAGGCGATCCTCTCGCTGGCGAGCGGCGGGCTCCTCGGGAACGTCGAGCTCGGGCAGCTGTGGCGGCCGGCCGCCGGGGAGGAACGGAACTGGCTCGAACCGTTCGACACCGTCGACTCGATCAAGACCGACACCGACCCGAACTGGTCCTGGGACGGTGTCGCCGGCCGCACCGCGCCCGGCAGCGCGAAGTGCACCCTCGACGGCTCCGAGCACGTGCAGACGTCGGAGCCGATCGAAGCGGCCCCCGGCCAGACCCTCGACATCGGGGCGCGCCTGCGGTGGGACGACTTCACCGGCACCGGCGGCGCGGCGTTCATCCTCCGCGTGCTCGCCTACAACGCGGGCGATCAGCTCCTCGGGTCGCAGGTGATCGGCAGCGTGACCCCGTCGGGTGCGGACGCCCCGGACTTCGAGGCGGGCATGAGCGGCACGTGGGCGCCGCCGACGAACACCGCGTACGTGCGGGTCCGCATGGAGTGCACCGCGGCGGGCACAGGCGGCACCGTCCACTGGGACGACCTGTGGCTGCGGAAGCCCGCGCAGAACCTGCCGCAGGAGTGGGTCGCGGGGCTCGTCGAGGACCTGGGGAACCTGTTCGGGTGGATCGAGGCGTGGGTTCAGCACGGCCTCAACGCGCTCGGCATCCCGATCGTCGGGGACCTGTTCAGCCAGATCACCGACCTCGCCAACGGGTTCGGCGGGCTGCAGACCGATTCAGACGCGACGCGCGCGGACCTCGACGACCTCGTCGGCGGCCTGCTCAGCGACCCGGTGTCGGTGATCGGCGAGATCCCGCAGTCGCTGGTCGGTGGCCTGCCCACCGCGCTCGGCAATCTGCTACCCAAGGCGGACTGGACGACGTTCCTCACCGGGCTCGGCAACTCCGCCGGCACCGGCGCGGGCGGCTCGACCGGGTTCCCCGACATGGACGACGCGCTCGACTGGATCGGGAACCTGTTCGGCAAGGCCGACAACGCGCAGACGTCGGCCACCGCCGCCCACACCACCGCGAAGAACGCGGCCGCGTCGTCCCTCGCGCTTATGCAGCTCGAGGAGGGCGAGTGGAAGCTCACCAAGCAGCAGTGGACCCCCGGCACGTACACCTGGACCGTCAACAAGACCCCCTCGGCGGGCTACGAGATCATCGGCTACGACCTGATCACCGTCGCCGGGGGAGACAGCGGCAGCGTTCCCCGGCTGCGCACCGAAGGCCCACCCGGCGGCCTCGGCGGCGGGTACCGGCGCAAGCGGATCCCGCTCGCGGACATGCCCAACTCGGTGACCGTCGAGGTCGGCGCGGGCGGCCCCGCGAAGACCAGCTCGGGCCGCGGCAACCCCGGCGGCGTGACCCGGTTCGTCGGCCTGTGCGAGTCCCCACAACCCGGACAGTCCGTGATCGACACGATCTTCGGCGACACCCCGTGCGCTGACCGGCCCGGCCGTGGCGGTGACGGCGGCGGCATCCAGACCTACGAGACCAGCAGCGGCAGCGACGCGTACAACGCCTACAGCGGCCAGGACGGCGAGAACAGCCTCGAAGCCCAGGGCGGCGCGCTCGGCGCCGCGGGCGCCTCGGGCTGGTTCGGGAACAGCGTCACGAACCCCACCGCGGGCGGGTCGCCAACGCAGCCCGCCGACGACATCCGCTGCGGCGCGGGCGGAGGCGGCGCACCGGCACGCACCGCAGCGGCGCCGATCGCGGGCGCGCCCGGAGGCGACCCGGGCGGCGGTGGCGGCGCATCGGGGAGCTGGTCGTCGAACCTCTACGGGCCAGCGGCCAGCGGGCCGGGCGGCCCGGGACGCGCCGCCGCGATCAAGGTCGAGCGGAAGCTGCCCGCGTAATGCCGTGGTCCTCGTTCCCGGCCGCGCCGGGCCGGCCCGCGCGGCTCGGCTGGTCACCCGAAGGCCCACCGCGGGCATCGGGCGGCCCGGGCGGTGGATGGTCGAGCGTCACCCAGCGCTCCGCCAGCGACACCGGGCACGGCGAGGACACCGCCGACCTGCTCGCGCATCTGCTGGCCACCGACACCGGTACCGGCAGCGATTCGGCGGTGCTCCTCGCGCACCTCACCGCGACCGACAGCGGCGTCGGCTTCGACACCGTCGCGCTGCTCGCCCACCTCACCGGCTCCGACTCGGGCGCCGGCACCGACGCGGCGACGTGGCTCGAGCACCTCGACCGGCTCGCCGTCGACACCGGCACCGGCAGCGACACGGCGGCGCTCCTCGCGCACCTGCTGGCCACCGACACCGGGGCGGGCGGCGACGTCGCCGCGCTGCTCGCGCACCTCACCGGCTCCGACTCGGGCGCAGGCACCGACACCGCCCGCCCGGCGTACATGAACCCGTACAGCGGCAGCAAGGCGGCCACGACGCTCAACCACGCCACCTGGACCGACCTCCTCACGTTCACCGCGGCCGGGAACGGCACGGCCACCGTCACGTTCACCGTGTCGCACTCGTGGGGATCGAACGGATTCCACTGGGCGTCCGAGGATCGCGGCATCCGCATCCTCGTCGGCGGCACACAGGTCGCGTCGCAGATGCAGACCTACACCACGCAGAGCTGGTCCTCGACGCTCACGCAGCCGGGCGTCACCGTCCCCGCGGGCGCGTACGTGCAGATCCAGGGCTACGGCGAGACGACCGTCTACAGCGCCTGCCGCACCGTCACGATCTCGGCCGCGTCCATGACCGTCACCGGAGTCGCTTGATGACCGAATACACGATCGCCGACATGCACGACGCCCGCCTCCTGCTCGCCGGCCCCGACCACTGGCTGGTCGTCGACCTCGTCCCCGATCAGCCGATCCGCATGTCCCGCTACGACGACGAGGCCGCGGCCCGCGGCGCGTTCACCACCAACTGAGGAGCGAAGCTATGACGTTCACCCCCAACATGATCGCGGCCCCGATCGCCGTGCCGTTCACCCCCGAAGACGAATGGACCGGCAAGGTCGTGCCGCAGGGATTCCTACCGACCTCGGTCGAGGACCTCAGCGGCGGCGACATCGTGCTCCATGGTCGGATCCGCTACGACTACGGGCCATTTCAGGAGGCAGGGAACACCGGCCCGGCCTTCGCGTTCCTGGCGGACCGCGCGCTCGTGAAAGCGCTGCCGCAGACCGCCGAGCTGGCCTACACCGACCGAGGCGCACCGCTCGGGACCATCGAGGTGGGCACGGAAACCCTCGACGTCTACGTGTACGTCGAGCGAGATGTCATGTGCATCAGCACACCCGGCGCAGATGAGAACGAGTCCCGCTCGTACCACCGCGTCGTCGATCTCCCGCTGAACTAAGGAGCACCCCGATGGCCAAGACACCCGCCCACACGCGCGCCGTCTGCGACGCGATCGCCGCGATGGGCAACAAGATGACCCTGCACACCGCCGACCCCGGCACCACGGGCTCGAACCTCGCGTCGACGACCCCGGCGAGCGCGAACACCACGTGGCCCGCCGCCGTCGACGGTGCGGGCGCGGACGCCGGCAAGGCGGTGAGCGCCGGATCGAAGTGCAACTACTCGGTGCCGCCGTCCACCACGATCACGCACTACGGCATCTGGAACGGATCGACGTTCCTCCGCGGCGCGGCGCTCGACACCCCGATCACGACCGGCGCCGCCGCGGTGTCCGTCGACGTGACGCCCACGACCAAGTACTCGTAGACCGCCACCCCCCGATGAGCCCCGGCCCGCCCCGCGCGCCGGGGCTCAGCCATGCCGCCACCGAGGCGTTCGCGTTCCTCGTCGCGGTGGCGCTGCGCGGGCCTCTCGACCTCGTCGACTGGCACGAAACCCGAACCAGCCGCCGACTCCGGCCAACCGTCGGCACCCCGAAGGAGCCCCACCATGCCCACCCCGATCACGGTGCTCACGTTGCGCGGCAACGCTGAGAACACCCACACCAACATGCTCAGCGGCGTCATCGCCCAACTCCCCAAGGACCGATTCCGACACGTCGAGGTCGCCTACCCCGCGAGCCTCGGCCCGGCGGGCGGCGCCCCGTTCCTGCCGTCCGAGATGGAATCGGTGCGCATCGGCTGCGACCTGCTCGACGAGCTCATCGAGGCGGCCGGCGGCGGCATTGTCCTCCTCGCGTACAGCCTCGGCGGCGTCGTCCTCACCGAGTGGCTCAACACCCGCAAGGACTCGCGGCCCGACCTCTACAGCAAGGTGCGGCTCGCCGGGTTCCTCGCGAACCCGCGGCGCGCGCCCGGCCGAAGCTACGGCCGCGCGAACGTGCCCGGCGAAGGGATCTTCGCCGCCGACCAGACGCACCGCGTCGGCTGGGCCGAGTTCGCCGACCCCACGGACCCGATGTGCGCCATGCCCGCCGACTCGCCGCTGCGGTCCGGGTCGAACCTCATCCGGTGGATGAGCCTCATCGACCCGGTCACGTGGGCGCTCGACGTCCTCGCGCAGCTGCCCGGGCTGCGGGCCCGCGAGCTCGCGGGCGGCCCGCTGCGCGCGCTGGATCCGCGGTTCTGGGCGCGGTACCGCAAGGCCGCGGACCAGATGTACGCCTACGCGTTCGGCGGCGCGCACACCACCCGCTACGGCGAGAAGCACTGGCGGAACTACAAGGGCGACCCGAAGACCGCTATCGAGCTGCTCGCCGACTGCGTGAAGGGGATCCGCTGATGTGGCGCACCCCGGACCAGATCGCCGCCGAGTTCATCGCCGAGGGCCGCCGCCAGGAAATCGCACCCCGCGGCATCGTCATCTGCATCGCCACCGGCCTGGTTGAGACGTCGACGCTCGTCGTGTACGCGAACGCGAAGGTCCCCGGCTCGCTGGCGCTCCCGCACGACGCGGTCGGCGACGACGAGCTGAGCGTCGGCCCGCTGCAGCAGCAGGTCCGCCGCGGCGCGAACGGCCAGTGGTGGTGGGGCCCGGTCGAGGTGTGCCAGGACCCCACCGGCTCGGCTCGCCTGTTCTTCCAGCGGCTCGCCGACCTGCCCTACGAGGCGGCGGTCACCGATGAGGCCGCCGGCCGCATCGCCCAGCAGGTCCAGAAATCGGCCTACCCCACCCGCTACGCCGGCCGAATGGCGGAGGCGCAGCGGATCTACGACCGGCTCGCGCCGTCCGCGGGCCAGAACGGAGGCACCACCATGCCCAACGCGCCCGCCTTCCGCGAGCTCGATTTCATGACCGGCGGCGGCCGGTCGAACCGCTCGCGCCAGCCTGTGAACTTCCTGCTGCACACCGAGGAGGGCAACAGCACCGCCGAGCAGCTCGCCCGGTACTGCGATGGCTCCCACGACGTGAGCTACCACTACACGGTGCGCGACGGCATCGTGTGCGACGTGGTCGACACCGACTACGCCTCGTGGAGCGTTTTGGACGCCAACAGCTACACGATCAACCTGTGCTTCGCCGGATCGCGCGCGAGCTGGGGCCGCGGCGACTGGCTCGCCCGCGAGAACGACCTCCGCATCGCCGCCTACCTCGCGGTGCAGGACGCCCGGAAGTACAAGTTCGCCACCGACGTGAACCCGGGCCCGCGGTACCCGCGCGGCGCCGCGGCCGGCATCTCGGACCACCGGTGGGTCACCAAAGTCAAGGGCATCGGTACGCACACCGACGTCGGCGACGGGTTCCCGTGGGACCGGTTCGAGCAGTTCGTCGCCGAGTACGCGAGCGGCGTGACGCCCGCGCCCGCGCGGAACCTGATCGACGAGGCAGCGAAGGCCGCCGAGGCGTGGATCGGGAAGCGGATCACGCAGGGCGAGGGGGAGACCCGACCGCCCGGGAGCGGGAAGTTCGCGGCGTTCGAGAATGGCACCGCGTATTGGAAGACCGGCGCGGCAGCCGCGTACGTAGTGCCCCGCGGTGGCCTGCTCGAGGCGTTCGCGGCGCTGGACTACGAGGCCGGGCCGCTCGGCTTCCCCGTGCTCGGCCACACGGTGGTCGATGACGGCGGGGTGCAGGCCTTCGAGGGCGGTGTCCTGCTCCGCAAGAACGGCTCCGAGCGCGGGTTCTTCGTGCACGGGGCGATCGGCAAGCGGTACGGCGCGGCCGGGTGGGAGGCGGGCCCGTGGGGCTGGCCGACCAGCAACGAGACCGACGGCCCTGACGGCACGAAGGTCCAGACGTTCGAGAACGTCACCGCCACATGGTCGCCCGACGGTGTGGTCCTCGCACAGAAGGAGAAGTGATCCCGATGCTGTTCAACATCAAGTCGTGGGCGGACCTGCGTGCCGCCGCGTACGCGCTGCTCCCGCTGATCTCGACGGTGCTCGTCGGGTACAGCGTGCTCGACCAGCAGAAGGCGACCCTGTGGGTCGCGCTCGTCACCGCGGTCCTGGGCCCGGTGATCTCCGCCGTGCAGGCGCGGTCGGTGTCGTCGTTCCGCACCGCGTTCTACGCGGTGCTCGCCGCCGGGCAGGCACTCGCCATCGGGTACGGGCTCCTGCAGGATGGTCAGCTCGACGCGTGGATGCCGCTCGTGACGTTCCTGATTGGCGGCGCGGCCGCAGCCCCGGCGGTGGCGAACACCGACACCACCCCGGCCAGCCCCTACGCGCGCGGCGGACAGGTGACCTACAACATCACGAGCACGTCGAGTGAGGACGCGTTCTTGCGGGCCCAGCAGCAGGCACGGGCGTGCCGCGAGCGCCGCAACCCGGCGGAGTGACCGACGTGAACGGCGCACTCAGCGGACCGATCAAGCTCCGCGTGAGCCTGATCTACCCCGAGATCGCGGTGTTCCAGATCGGCCTATTCGTCGCGATGATCTGGCGGGGACTCGACTACGTGACCCCACCCGACGAGAAGCCCGGCGCGCTGTCCGTCGTCGAGCAGGCGCTCCCGTTCCACGCGTGGGGCGCGGCGCTCCTCGGCGCCGGCGCGGTCGGGCTCCTCGGGCTCGTATGGGCCCGGTGGCCCATCACCGCCCTGGCGCACGGGGGAGCGGTCGCCCTGTACGCGGCGTTCGCCGTCGGGTCGCTGCTCAGCATCCTCGAGCGGATCGAGACCGCGCCGCCGCTGCTGGTGACCGCGACGCTCGTGCTCGTGTTCGCCGCGGTGGTGATCGTGGTCGCGCTGGTCGAGTGGCGCGCGAAGGCGTGGCGGTCCGCGGCGTGGGTTCTCCTGGCGGCCACGGTCACCGGGTGCATCATCGCGCTCGCGGCGAGCACGGGCGTCTACGGGTGGCGCACCGCCACCGACTGGCTGTTCGTCCTGGCGGTTGCTCACGCGGTCATGGCCGACGCCTCCATCGACGCATGGCGGGATCTGAATCAGCACGTCGTCGAGGAGGCCAACCATGCCGACCCTGCCCCCTGAGACCCCCGGCTGGATCGTGCTCGCGGTCGCCGCGGCCGTCGGGCTCAAGTACCTCGCGCAGTTCCTCTCGGAGGCGTCCGAGTCCGTCGCGAAGGTGCTCGGGCCGCTCGCCCGGCGGTGGCGCGAGCGCGGTGAGGCGCGGATGAAGGAGCGCGCGGACACCGACCAGCGGCGGGTGTCGTCGATGGAGTCGGACCTCGAGTACTTCGAGAAGCGCGCCGAGGCGTCCGACAAGACGCTGCGGCACTTCATGGCCTGGTACGCGCGGTGCGATCAGCCGTTTCACCGTGAGCTGACGATCCGCGCCGCCGAGGCGGGGTGCGATCTGCCGGACTGGGAACCGCTGTCGCGGTGGCGGGAGCCCGAGACGGCGGGCAGCGAGTAGCCGTCCTGGCGCGCGTACGGCAGCGGCCCCACCTTCCCAGTGTTGGGAGGGTGGGGCCGCTTTTCGGCGTTCCGGGGTGCCTCACACAGCGCGGCGCTTCGCTCCGGTCTTCTTCGCGCTGGCCGCCGCGGCAACGCGGGGCGCGGCCCTGAGGTCGCGGTACTTGGCCGCCCTCGCGGGCACGGCGGTCTTCTTGGGCGCCCTCGTCGTCACGGCGACCTTGCGCTTGGGGTTCGCGACGGTCTTGTTGATGAGCTGATCGACGCGCTGGTGCGAGACGCCGACGATCTCGCCGATGTCGCGCATAGGCACGCCGGCCGAGCTGAGCGCCGCGGCGACCTCGGAGGAGCGGGCTACCGCGCGGGCCTCGGCTTCTTTGGCGGTGGCGCGGGCGCTGGCGATCTCGTCGGCAGCGGCGGCGATGTCGAGGCCTTCGACGTCGATGTGCACGTCGAGGTCGACGGCGGAGGGGGCGACGTCGACGACGGTGCAGATGAAGTCGCGCGCCTCCTTCTCGATGTCGGAGTAGTGGCGTGCCTGTGTGGTGTCGCCGACGTTGATGATGCCGTCGGGTCCGCGGTGGCCGTCGAGCTCGGGAACTTCGATCATCCACCAACGGTCGTCGCGGTGGACGTTCACGCGATACGTGGTCATGGCTGGTGTCGTCTCTCTGTAGGGGTAGGTGAGGGGTTCGTCGGGGCGGCCCGCTGGGTGGGCGGGCCGCCCGGGGGTGGTTACGGGCAGTTGGTGCGGCAGTTCGCGATGGCCTTGTCGACCTGGCGGCGCACGCCGGGGGATATCTGGCCGTGTCCGTCGGGTATGGACACGCCGTAGGTGTTGTGGGGGCAGGCCCACATGGTGTGGCTCCCCTTTCCGTCGCGGCTGGTGAAGCCCGCCTTCTTGAGCTGCTTGAGGATTTCCCTCGTTGGTGCCGGTGCGATCATGACTCTAGTCTAGGCGGCTAGACATATCAAGTCAAGCACCTAGACAGAATCGGCGTGTCTGCAGGTCGAGGTCACGGTTTTCGCTGTACACGGACGCCGTCGCGGAGCTGCGCGATGCGCGCCGTCGAGAGCCCGGTCGCCTCCGCGATCTCCCTCATGCGCACGCCGTCGCGAGTGGCGGCCCGGATGGTGTCGGCGACGCGCTCGCTCGCCTGCGCGACAGCCTCGTCGGCGGCTCGCTTCACTTCATCTCGCGCAGTGATGCTTTCGACGACAGCGGCAATGCGTGCGGCGTGATCGGGCGGTCCGTGGGATGTCATGGAGGGGACGTTACTGCAGATAGATGCACATTTTCAAGCAAGTGCTTGACAAGAATTCAAGCGGCTGCTTGAATTTGGGGTATGAACAGCACAGACACACCCCAGACCATCGCCGACGCGCTCCACGTGTTCAGCGACCCGTGGGCCACCGACGAGATGCGCACCGAAGCCGCCCGCACCATCGAGGCCGGCGACGCGGACCTCGCCCGCCAGGTCGCCAAGGATCCCTGCGCCGCCGCTGTAGCGCACTTCCCGAACGTCGACCACCGCGGCTACGTCGTCGGCTTCCACGGCGACGGCGCCCTCGCCTTCGACTACGTGCCCGACCGCGACGCCGCGCACCGCCACCCCGGCCGCGTGTTCTGCCGCCACGGCGCCCCGATCCAGCGGACGGCGAACCGATGAGCGGCCGCACGTGCCGCGCGACAGCACCCGCAGGACCGGGCCGGACATGGGCGTGCACCCGCCCCGTCGGCCACGGGGCACCCACTGGGCGCAGGGCGTCAACGGGGCCGTCATGCACACCTGGGCGGTACGCCCGAAGAAGTAGGCCCGTCACCGGCTAACGACCGGGCGCCCCGGCTCACGCCCCGGGGCGGGCGCGACGCCGCCGCGCTCGCGGCGGCCATCACCCACACCCACCTGAGGAGTACAGCCATGCCCAAGATCACCCACCACATCGCCGCCGCGGCCGCCGGGTTCGCGATCGTCTTCGCCTTCGGCGCCACCCCGGCGGCCACCGCCGAGCCCGCCAGCATCGAAGACGCCAGCGGCACCGGCCCCTCGGGCGCCGCCCAGCACGAGGACGGATCCGGCACCCCCGGCCCGTCGTTCGACGACCCCATCGACATCCCGTCGGTGGGCGACGCTCCCGAGAAGCCCGGCCCCGGCGCCACCCCCGAGGAGCTCGAGGCGTACCAGGAGGCGGTCAAGGCTCACGAGGCCGCGAAGCTGTCGAAGATGATCGCCGAGGGCGCCGAGCGCGCACGCAAGATCGCCAAGGTTCAGAAGGAGTGCACCGAGCGCGGCGACGTCGGCGACGCCTGCTGGTGACCCCCGTCCGCTCCGAAGCCATAGCCCCGCGCACCACGTGTGCTCGGGGCTACGGCCTGTTGCCGACCAGATATGTCACGTGACCACACCACCGGCACGTGACGCACAGACACGGCGGATCGTGCAGGTTGTCCCACCCGAGCAGCGCGCGGTTCGGGCCGAACGGCCACCAACACCGCTCGCACCGCGCAGGCGTCTTCGGAGGCTCCACGAGATCAGACAGTACGACCGCCCACCGACACCCCGCCGTGGGATCATCTCCCGCATGACGACCACCAGAACTGCCGGTGCAGTACTCGCCGGCATCACCCTCACGCTCACGCTCACCGCCTGCGGCGGCTCAGATTCCACCGACACGGCCGCCACGAGCGCGCCGACCAAGACCACCACCGCCGCGGCCCCGGCCGCCACCTCGCCGGTGAACCTCGCGGACTGCCGCCGCGCCGACGAGGCGCAGGTGTCGCTCGTCGCGGCGGCCCTGAACCCCGGGCTGACACTCGGGCCCGCGTTCTCCGAGGACTCCCCGGCGGGCGACACGTACATCGGCGCGAACATCATGCGCGGCACCGAGCGGATCTCGTCCGCCGACGTGTGGGTCTTCCACAACGGCTCCCCGTTCTCGCTGTCCTCCGACGCCCGGTCGCGATCGTCGATCATCGACGGCCGCAAGCTGCGGCTCTCGGCCGGCGACCCCGCGGGCTCGAAGGTGCAGGACTGCGTCGTCGCGCAGCTGCGCAAGGACAACGGTAAGTAGCCCCGGAGGGGACCTTTACGGGTCCGTAACCAACGGTCGACAGCGGAGATCGTCCCCCAGCAACGGAGCAGTCCGGAACGGGTTCCGGTCGAAGTGCCAGCGAATCGTCCCCCAGCGGAACACGCCGGACGGCGAGCGGCC